CCATAGAAATGACACTTGCAGCACTGGCCGCAAGCCCTTGCACATTAACCACAATACGCTTGCCACTAGCCTTAAGCATTGTATAAATTTCGCTTGCTGCAAACACATCACCACCATTTGACGCTATATTAAGCGTGATTTCTTCGTCTTCATCGTTAGCAATGGCATCCTGTACCAGTTTGGGATAGGTACTAGAAATGCCAAAGTATTCGTAAAAAGCACCAGCATCATCACTTACAATGTCGCCTTTAATGTCAATCTTGCCCATTTATCTCACCTCCTTTCAATGTGGTACGGTTAGGGTTCTTACCCTCTGGCAACTCTTTAGGCAAAATCTCAGCTTGTTGCAAAATATACAAGCCTTGATTTTGTGCGAGTGTGCCGCTTTTAACCATGCTATTGATACGGCTGATATAGTTAGCACCAGTCGGGTCAACCGCTGGGAAAATATCCGCATCCACATCGCATGAAAGTTTTTGAGACAGTTCGCTAAGAAATGGTCTTAAGTAGCGTGCGACTGCTTTAGAGTACACATTAGAGCTCATTTCTAGTGATGATTGTTGGTCACCTTGTCCACCGACAACGTTCTCTGGGATACCGTAGACTTTGGCAAATTGTCCGGTCGTCCAGTCCGCTTGCTTAAGTAGTTGGGCCACGTTGGACTTGATTTCAAGAGGTGTGAAATCCTCTAAATCATCCAGTACCAACGGACCGCCTTGCATTTGCTTCATTGCTTGTCGCGAGCGTGAGACCTTAGTTTTGAAATCGAGCAAACCACCGCCCTTGATTTTTAAAATACCATTGGCGTTTAGGGCATTTTTAAGTGAATTAAGCGTTAGCTTATCACTAGCTTTTTGAATATCCAATTCTCTACTAAGAGCCATCAACGGACTTACGCTTGTCAACCCACCGTCCACTGATAGCAATCTAAAGTGTAAGATGTCGCTTTGTGGGACGTGTTGTTTTGGCGGAATGCGTGGGTCGTCAAATGTGATGTTGTAGTAAAGACCATTTTGATTGTCCAAACGATTAAATGTAACTTGAGATGGTCTTAAATACTCCCACTTCATATCACGCCCGTTATCATTGCGCCATCGATAGGCAAAGGCTTCCCCACCCAATAGCATTTGAGCAAAGATAGACTGATAAAAATTAAAGCGGTTAGCGTTGTTTGACGGATTATCCACAATACCTTGCAATTGTTTTCGGCTAGTCGTTAGCTTGGCAGTCGCAAGGTCGTTGGATAGCTGACTGATAATAGAGAATAGGTCCGAGTTTTTAAGAGCAGTTTCGGCTGAAACCCACTCACTACCATTCAAGGTAGCCAAAAACTCTGGATCAGTGATATCAAAAAAGCCCCCTTGGTTACTCGGTGGGCTTTCGGTTGCTAAATTAAATATCGGCAATTATTATCACCTCCTTTCTAGCCTTTTTTGCTAGCTAATTCACTCACTAGCCCAGCTAGTACGAACGTGATTGTCATACTAATACCAAACCACACATAGCCGATGTGGTAAGTAGTGACATTGAGCGAAATTGCAGCTAAAATGAACATCAAAATGTCAAAAATAGCCCAAATCGCTTTAAAAAACTTCAAAATCATGTCTTAATACTCCTCTAATAGCCCACTATCTGGGTTTTTCAACCAGTTTAAAACGGCTTCCTGGCTCATGTGTTCGACCTTCCACGTTGGGTTATTAGTAATAGCATAGTCTTCAAACGCATACATACCATCATAGAACGCATCAATAAGAGCATCCACCACGTCGATTTTATAGGTCGATTTCATCTTGTCTACTTGAATACCGATGTTATCTTCCTTGATTACTGCATTTATCAAGGCTTTACGCATGATTTCATCATCAAGACGAGTGATATTCCCTTCGATAAATAGCGTTTGAAGGAATTTTGTCGGGTCTTTCAACTCGCTTGTACGCTGTCTAATTGGCATGAGTGGGAAACTTGTGTTAGATTCCAAGGCTTTGATAATCTTTGATACTCCCATAGCGTCATAGCCAAAGAAAACCACATCAAGCTGATTATCTTCCACATACTCACAGAACCAGCGGTACACTTCCTCTGGGTTGATAAGCCCTTGTGGGTGGCTTGTAATCGTACAAAAACCCTTGGTTTCCAAATCCCGATAATTGACACCGTCCTGCTCCATCTTAGCTTCTAACGAGCCAGCTTGTTGCCAAGGAATAAAACTGTGTTGTTCGACATGCCATTTCTGACTACCGTCTTCAGCGACGTAGGGATAAACAAAACCAATAGCCGTGTTATCGCTGAACATTGAAGCGTCAAGACCGACATAGACACGTTTCCCCTTGATATCAAATTCATCAACAACGGCGTTTTCAATATCAGTCAAATCAAGAAAGCTATTGCTATCTGCTAATAACCAACAATTCATGTTCTTTACTTGGAAATCAGCAAGTTTTCCCATGAGTAGCTTCTTATCTCGTTCGGAAAGTAGCCCCTTCATCAAGCCATCCTTTAGTTTAGGGTGGTTAAGTAGTGGGTTGCTCTTTGACCATGTTTCCGGCTTAAAGACTTCTTCTAGATTATCTTGCGACCAGATTAGACATAGCTGATCATCACCAGACCTGTCGAAATCACGTTCCATGATTTCAATCAGTTTCTTTTGCTCTTGATGAAACGGCACATCGGGCGTTTGGTAAGAAGTTGAAATTTCAATAAAACGTGAACCCTCGGTATTAACTTGTCCGGATGTGATTTTAGAAATCCCTTCATCCGTCCTAAGCTCCCCGACCTCATCGGCTACGGCTAACTTAAAGTGCTTACCATCAAATTTACCGGATTCAAACGAGATAGTGTGAATGGTATTAGCATCCACAAGCGATTTGATTTCTCGTGAATATAATTGGACTTGTGTTTCCTCTGCTAGCGACTTAAACGGCTCATTCTCTATGATTCTAGCCATCATAGATTTAACATAAGTATATAGCTTCATCGTTTGGTCGAAGTTTAGCGAACTAACAAGAAAATCTTGGTTACTTTGCCCGATAATCTCAATAAGATAAGAGAAATTAAGGCAGATACCAGCTATCATCGTCTTCCCTTGCGAACGAGCAATAGAAATAATAATATTTGAAAACCTTGGTACATCGTCTAAATCAAACCACGCAAAGAGTTGGGCAAATATGAAATACTGCCAATCCATCGGCTCTAGCTTTTGACTGAGGTCATCAACGTTAGGCACTAGAGACAGGAATTTCAAGAAACGGTTAAATGCTTCAACCGAGTAGACATAAGGGAAATCTTCACTCCCTTGTCGTTGCAAGTCTCGGAGGTGTCTAAAACATGCTAATTGAATATTGTAACCAGCGACAATCTTGCCATCTAGCACATTGAAACAGTATTGCGTGCCATAGTCGGTGTAAGTTTTTCGCTCATAAGAAAAATCGATGCTATTGTAAGCACCGATTACATCTTTTGACTTAGTTAAATCAATCTCTTGCATGTTTCACCTCCTTTATTTAAAGAATGCTGCCATCTTATCCTTCATGGATGTATTGTCAGCTTGGCTTCCGGCTATTTCAGCCAATTCTGCCCGTCCTTTAGGTGTCAGACCTAGCTGGATACCTATTTTATTAAGGGTTTCGGCAGCGTCTTTCATCGTCGCAACGGCAGGGTTTTTCTTAAATCCCATTGATTGCTCGCCTAAAATATCACCACTTCCGGGAGACTGGATATATTTAATAATCTCAGTTTGGATACCGTTTTCTTTCACATCCTCATAGGCTTTTTTGTAAATCTCGTATGTCGTACAGTAGGTTTCCACAAGAAACGTGTCAATGCGTTCGACCTTTTCTGTTGCTTTTAAAAAAGGAATGATTTTAGTCCAAACCGTCCTTGCCACTGTCCCTAAGTAGTTTGGCGGGTCAAGCGGTAGAAAACGGTCATTTTGTTTGTAAAACGGCTCACGCCTAGCTGGAGACTTATTTGCCACGTTCTCACCTCCTAAAATAAAAAAAGACCCTTGTTAAAACCCTCAAAATTGGCGCGTGATGTAAGAAAACACCTTGTGGCGGCTCTCCTTGGCACGAGAAGGGGGCGGGGGGTCAATTTTAAATCGCCTCGAGGGTTATTACACCACCCTTATTATAAAAATCGTGCTACGGGCTTTATTAGAGGGGTTTAACGACGTCCTCTTTTTTGCGGGCTATTAAATCTGCCCACGTTGCCACGGAAAGTCGTAGCTCGGTGTTCTGTTTCGTTCTATTTTGACCAGTACCATAGATTTCTTGTTCCAAGGTACGTTTGGTGTTATCGCAGCTTCTACACGTTGCTACTACGTTTGAAACTTCAGTCCTAAGTTCTGGAGCTATTTCAACGGGTGTTACGTGGTCGCCTATGCGTGCGTCTGGTGTGGTCACACCCAACGCTAGACAGTACTGACACAGATAGTTGTCACGTTCTAAAGCTATCTTGCGAATAGAAGACCAAGTCTTTGAGCGATAGAATGCGTAGCGTTCCTTGCTCTCATCGTCTCGATTCCTTACTCTTGCGTTGTATCTCGTCCGTGAGTATCTCTGTCTCTCTTGTGTGTACGCTGCTTCCATGTCCTTGTGTGTAGTACAGTAGTGTGCTGGTCTCTCTGTTAAGGCACGGCATCCCTCTGCCCTGCATCGTCTGACCATCGGCATGGGTGCTACCTCCTTTCAATCAGATAAAACAAAAGAAGAACACTCTGTGTCCTTCTGATTCGATAATACTATGTTACCACGTTGTTAGTATGATGGCGTATGAATTGGTATATACCACTACAGATTAGTCCAAATACTTCTCAGCTTGTCTTAACTTAACGTAGTATGTAGCCTTACTAAAGCCCATGCGGTCGCATATCTGCCAGATATCCAGCTGGTCTATATATACCATTTGCAGTAGGGACCTAGCATCTATATCCCCCACGTTTGCTATTTGCCGGCGAAACTCTAGTTTCTGTTTGATAGCCTCAGCGGTAAACCGTTCTACTTCTTCACGGGCTGTCATAAGCTCCACATAGATATCATCCTTTCCCTTACGTTTGCCACCTTGGACCATGTCTGTTTGCATTGCACCAGCCGTTACTTTTAGTGCTTGCGATTCCAGTCGTTTGATCTGTTCTATCTGACTGTCAATGTATCTATCAAGCGCCTTGATTTGTTGCAGCCGTTCCACTGTTCTCATAAATTACATTCCTTCATGGTATAATATTATTATTAGCGTTTGAATGGTCCTAGGCATTAGTCTGGGTCTTTTTTTATTTTCTTCGGCTCAGTAATTAAGAGATATGAAAAGATTGAGTTTGTGAGCCTTGTTGTCACCTCCTTTCTAGCCATCGACACCAGCAAGATCTTTGGCTTTGTTTTAGTAACGCAATGATATCAATAAGAAAGAGGGTTTTTCACATCCTTTTTTCTTAAAATTTGCTGGGTTTGTCTGAGCAAGGTCTGTCAGCTTGCTCGGTGTTGAAAAAGTGTCGAAAAGTGTTCAAGCCACTAAAAATCTATATCCATTTTTTAGCTTCATTTTATTTTTAGTGTATTTTTGACAGACAATGACTGGCAAGAGGAATCGAACCCCTTATGCAACCATTCCAGCCTGCGATAGATAAAATCATTATGGAGATATTTCTCCTTTTCAAGAATAAAGTAGTAGAATTATGGAAATTTTATCCAGTTTCGCATTGTGCATCCACGACCAGTCACGCTTCCGCTGATTTGAATGAAAAAAATAAAGGATTCCTCTTTTCCGTATATAGATTGACTGGTAATAGCTAGCAAGGGAGTCGAACCCTCGTAAACCGTTCTAGCTACACGCCTAACGCATAGGCTTTATATAAGGCTTTTTTGACCGTTACTTTATTACGACCTACCCTGCCTTTAGTTCTATATTCTAGGGTTATGCGATCAACTTCGTTGTCTAGTTTCTCAGACCATTCGTAGTTATTGAAAACATAATCAATAATCTCGCTGAACAGTTCTCTTGAAAGTAGCCCTTCCATTTGAATAGCCTTCAACGGAGTTAGGGCGGCTTTTCCCGCATAGCACAGATTGAGGGCATTTTGGGTTCTGTTAGCATTTTTCTGGTCACAGTCCTTGATGTCTCTAATATAGTTATTTAGGTTGTTAGGGTGTTCCTTGCGTAGTTCTTCCACTTCTTCCTGGAATCGCTTGAATAAGCCCTCTGGCAGTCCTGCGTTGGTTTTATTCAACACTGGGCGCGTGGTTTTACCTCTTGTGTAATTAGTAGACAGATAATCTTGAAGGTCGTCGAACAGTTCATCGGAGATAATACCTTCTAGTCTATCGACAGTTTTGGGTGATATCCTCGCACGCTCAACGACTGCGGCGTTGAATGCTTGATATATGATGCGAGCTTGTACTTCACTGCATTGTTTCACATCTTGGAAAAACTGCTTATAAGAGCCTTTTTTGTGTGCTTTTTTCAGTGCTTCATGTTCACTGACTAAGTGTTGATATAACTCTGGTGTCAGCCCGGAATATTTGTATCTCACGCTCATGAGCCACGTCCTCTTAAATAGCTAGGGATATCATCCCCAATATTAACCGCATCATATTGTTTCTTACTTACCAGGAATTTCCCGTAAGCTCCGCAATCGAGCGTGTAGAGTTTTCCTACCATAGATTTTCCAGTAACCTTGCCATGCAGCTCAACGGCATTATCTGCCTTGTGGATAACTACTGTCTCGATAGGTCGGTTAACCACTCGCAAGACAGTAGTCACATTAATTGCTAGCGACACCAGTAGTAGAATCGTTGCTATCGTTAGATCTTTATGTTTCATAAATACCTCGCTATTTCTTTGATAACATTGACGGTCACACTATTCCCAGCCTGTTTATAGAGTTGACTGTTAGAATTGACCTCTTGCGCCTTGTCAAACGCCCAATCTGGAAAACCTTGCAATCTCCAACACTCTCTAGGTGTTAGCTTGCGAATGCGAAAGTTAGGAGTTACCACACCTTGGCTATCACCAGTCACTAGTGTGTTAGCGATGCCCTTACCAACTCTCCCTCTACGTGTTTTTGAGTTAGGATGCGACAGATTAACACTATCTCCCACGCTTGCTTCAGCGTATCCTTGTTTAGTTGCTTCACGGACACGGATTTTTTTAATCTCGTTTGGTATAGCAACTTGTTTAGGCCCTTTGTAGTCTGTTGCTGTCAACGTTCCCACAATCCCTTTCCCCCCCGATAGGAAAAATTTTTCGTCCNGCACTTGCCATTCCACATCATACCCGAGTTCATCCAACGCTGAGAGGATTGTCTCGAAGGTATTGCCTTTGTCGTGGTTAAGGAGTCCTTTGACGTTTTCAAGGAATAGATACTTAGGTTTGAGAATAGCGGCGAATCTTGCGATTTCAAAGAAGAGAGTTCCCCTAGTATCTTCGAATCCTCTTCGATGTCCCGCAATGCTGAAAGCTTGGCACGGAAAACCTCCGCAAATTGCGTCAACGTGCCCGATTGCTCTGATTTCATCGTCTGTGACTGTGGTAATGTCATGTAATTCTATTTCTCCTTCAGTATTATGAATTGCCTTGTAACTTGCTCTAGCAAATTTGTCGATTTCACAGAATGCCACACATTCATGACCAGCGCTCTCCATTCCAAAACGAAAACCACCGATTCCTGCGAATAAGTCAATGAATTTCAAAGATCTTCCTCCTTGACGAATGTTCCATTTACCATTTTTCCTTTTCGATTCTTGATTTCCTCATAAGCAATGCTTAGACACTCAGTGACATCAAGGTCTAATTGATGTGCTAGCACGATAATCGTTACTAGCGTGTCACCGATTGCATCCTTAAGTGCTGCTTGTGGTTCCGTGAATTTAGTCGGTTTCAAGAGTACATCCCGAATTTCACCGACTTCTTCCGTAATACGCATCCATTGAATCTTTGGGTCAGCTTGCTTTAGTCCACGGCTATCTGCCCAATGGTTGATTTTATTTATTAGGTTATTCATCATTTATAGTAGCTCCCAAACCTCTGTAAGTGGACTATTAAATACCCACCCGAAACCTTCTTTCCTCTGATGATATTTTCAAACATCATTCCCCACCTCAAAACAGCGTGCGCCAAACATAAACCACAGCTACGACCATCAAAATAAATTTAATCGTTTCCATCCGTTACCTCCTCGATTTTAATCCCCTCGCAGTCGAAAACCCAGCCAAAATTAGCTTCTTCTAGCTCTTTGCGGGTGTGGTGTGCTCGAAATCTTTCAAGTTCTGTTTTCGATGCAAAAAGCCATTTTTGAGTTTTTGTATCTCGATTGAGGTATTTACTGTATCCGTCAATCCCTTTAACTCGAACCGTATACCTAGTTTCCTTCTCAACCTCATATCCAAACTGGTGCATGTTGACGAGGGTAACCACTGGCTCAGCCTTGCCATCTCGAGCCATCCAATCTTTGAAGTCGCTAGGCTTTTGATAACTCCAATCGACAAGGTACTCCCATAAGTCGTAATCTAGTCTATTCTTATGTTCCTCATACCAATCTGCCACGTACTGCGGCACTACTGGTTTTGGAAAGAAAGAATCATATAAGTCTTCTGCGTAAGCTACCGAAATACGTGCTACCTTTGATAACTTCTGTACTGCTTCATTTCTATCCATCGTTTTCCTCTCCTAGCAAAATCTTTTCTAACTTCTCAATCTCTTTGGTTCTCACATAAATTCGATTCGTCCCGTCTGCAAACGGTGTCTTTACAAAAATGATGTTAGGGCCAATAGAGATATGTCCGATATCATCGACATTTAAAATCATGTCCATGTCAATTCCTTGTGCGATGTTTGTGACTCTAATAAATTTAGCCATTGCTCACTTCCACCATTTCAACTGTATACATCCTAGAATTGCGATATTTACCGCCTCGTAAGCGGTGCAGCTCGTTGATAGCGTCGTTCTCGCTGCTAAAAATATGCTCACTGTCTGGCATATTGTCGTAATAGACGATAACTTTGTATTTCATAACTTGATTAATCTCCTTCCATTCTCCGATGTTCTTCTAGCGTACACCGGTGTGCCATAGTGACTAACACTATTTACTGACACACCCAATTGTTCAGCGATTTCACGCTTAGTTCCCATCGCCAGTAATTCCTCACCTTTATATAATGCGTATTCCTTTACTTGCATAGTTCCATCATCCTCGTTAGTAATTCTTCATCCGGTAACTGCTCAAGCGTTAGAATGCGATTGAGCTTCTTTGCGTTGATTCCCAACTTAGCGCTGATATATTCCATATCCTCATGATTAGCCCAGAACCATCTCGAGAATTCTTGTGTTTGACCTAATACACTTGTGTGGTCATAACTCCCTGGAGCATATACACCGACTAGCTTGTCTTTATATCTGCTATTCATTCCTAACGTACTCCCCGAAGTATTTGTGTTCAGCACTTTTTCTCGCTTTAGCAGCTTCTTCTAACGTTTCGTAATGACCAAGTCTTATTTCAACGCCATTTAACATAATTCTAGCTCTGTATTTCCCAGAAGGTGTAGTAGATACACCTTTCACTCCTGACTTATTATTTTTTGAAATTCGAGTATTCATACTGTTTTGATGTTGTGTACAAATTCTCAAGTTCTCTCTGCGATTATCAAGTTTATCGCCGTTAATGTGGTCTGTGACGTACCCTTTGGGTGTATTCATTATTAGACGGTGTAACACTGTGTGTTTCTTGTTATACGTCGCTGCCAAGTACCCTCTTGGGTCGACACACCAACTATATTTTGTTACGAGTTCCCAATCTTCAATGCTAAACTTGAATACAAAACCTTTGCTGGTGATTCCCTCGGCGTAACTACCTCGTTTTATAAATTTAGTTTTCGTGATTGATCTCCTCTATTTCAATTTCAATCCTTGGCGATATACTATAAACCTTAGCGGCATATATTTCAGCTATCTGTCCGTCGTCCTTGTACAAAATTCCGTTAGCACTATCAAACAACGCTTTAATGTAATTATCCAAATCAGCTTTTTTGCTGACGGGGATGATTTCATCGGCTAATGCCTGCTTATTTTTTTTAACCTTCGAAATGTACTGAGGTGCTTTAATGTAAAATCTCACTCTTGTTTTTAAAGCTCCTTCGAGGGCGGGCCGCCCCGTGTAAAGCTTCGCAATAAGAAACCTGCATTTGTTCCTCCAAGCTTTCATCTCTTTGTCTTCATAAGTTGTTGTTAAATTTCCACGTCTTGCAAACCTTGGTCTCGATTGAGGTTTTGGCTCGATATTTAAAGTCATTTTCATGCTGCACCTCAGAACGGCAACATATCATCGCTGATATCCATAGGGTTTGCGTTCCCGTAAGGCCCGCTTTCCCTTGCAAAGTTTGGGCCTTGCTGTTGCGGTGCTTGCTGACCATAAGGCCCAGCATAGCCGTTGTCGTTGCCAAACGCTCCCGATGTATTGCCTTGATTAGCATTACTGCCTTCACGCGCTGCACGGCTCTCCAACATTTGGAAGTTCTCAGCGACTACCTCAGTGACATACACTCTTTGGCCTTGCTGATTCTCGTAGCTACGGGTCTGAATGCGTCCAGTGATTCCAATCAATGCGCCTTTTTTAGCCCAGTTAGCCAAATTTTCAGCTTGCTGACGCCAGATAACGCAGTTAATAAAGTCTGTTTCACGCTCACCGTTAGCGTCCTTGAAGTTACGGTTAACAGCTAGGCTGAAAGACGCTGCTGCGATATTGTTGCCAGTGTATTTTAGTTCCGGGTCACGGGTTAGGCGGCCAACTAATACAACGTTATTGATCATGTTTATTTTCCTTTTCTTTATTCTCGATGAAGTCATCCAACGTGGGTTTAGATTTTGGTCTTGGCATTAACTTAAATGTGTTTTCAATTCTTCTTCGGTCATACTAGCTATGTTTTGATAGCCACTGACAGTGTAGTTTTGTTTGTATTCCCAGCCGTTTTCGCTAAGTAAACGTTTAAATCTGTCTTTGTCGTCTGAATCTTCAAAGTAGACTTCAAGTGTCATTTTTTGGCGATAACGTTTTGATTCTGGAATGTTAGCTTCTTCAATTGTTGGCGTATTTTCGATAATTTCGCCTGTTTCTGAATCAACAACTAATGCCGTTGGTGTTGTTTCTACTATTTTTTCTTTTTGCTTTTGTAATTCAGCTTGTCGTAGTGCTTCTTGTTCTTGTCTTTTGCGTTCAGCTTCTTGCTTTTGTAATTCAAAAGCATGGTCTGAACGAATCTGATCTAACACCTCTGCTAATGTCAGATTTTGAAGCATGCGGATATACGGTTGGTCGGTCATTCCGTACTCTGAACAAAGCCCGGATATGGATTGAGTGGCTTTTTTAAATTCCTCTTGTTTTTGATATTCAAAAGTAACCATGTCGTCTAATGCCTTCATAGTCGCTTTTTTAAGAGTTACACCGTCCGCCATAAAATCGCCATTTTTGAGGTATTCCGTTGCTTTTCCGTCAAAAATGCGAGGGTCAATCATATATTCGCTGGCTTTGTTAGCTAAATAACTTTTAACCGTGTCCAATCTCAGTGCTTTTTGATGATTTTCGAACTCTTTCACATCATTTGCAATTTGGTTGATAATGTTTTTAAGAGGTTTCTCTGTTTCTTTGATGTATTTTTCAAAATCCGTCGCTGGTTTTGATAACTCGTTCTTGATTTTGATACGTTCGTCTGAAATTTGCTTGGTTAATTTTCGTAATTCAGCCAAAACTCTCTTGTCGTCTTTGATAGTGCCGGCAGTGACTGTGTAATTTTGATACTTAGCAACTACATCAGCAATGCCTTTTTCAAAAACCTCTTGCCCTACAATTTCAACTTTGGCTTGTTCAATATTAACTTGTAATTCTTGCATTGTTCACACCTCGTTAATAGTCGAGAAGTTCGCCTTGAACTGGCTCGTTTTGTGAATTGGCAACCGGTTGAGAATTGCTTTCACTTGTTTGTTGGAAATGCGTTTGTTCTTGCTTCATTTGTTCGATTTGGGCCATCTTACGAGCTCTAACATCCTCTTGTGTCTCTTGTGGTGTTACATCTTTGATTCTGTCGAATGTTTCACCACCGTCATCCTCAGTGTACATACTTCCTAAATCTTCTGGGAAAGCTTCACGTAAGGCATTGACAAGAGCGGTTTTTCTAATCATGGTAGCTGGCATAGCGTTCCAAGTGCTTTGCTTTTTATCGTATTCTTCACGACTAACGAAAACCTCTACAGGAACCTTGAAATTCTTGCGGTAAACTCTTGCCCAGCCACCGACGAGCGTGTCGTTAGGTAGCAGCAGCGCCCCTTTCCGTTCTACCATATCACCAGAATCGTCAACAACTACCACTCCGGCTTCAAAGCCTTCATAGTTTGGGTTTTGTGCTGCACGCTTCAAGAATGCTTCTTTTGAGACGATTAAGCTAAATTCAGCCCCACCATTTTTCTTTTTGTAAGCTACGATATAGACCTCGTTTAGCAATGGGTTGAGGTTACGACCTTTAATCAGCGATAAAGCTTGCCCAACTTGTTTTTCTGTCAACAAATCTTGTGGATCGTAGTATCGTTTAATATCTTGAAACGTCCATGCACTTGTATCTGTTGAAATATCCCTTTTGTTTTGTGTTTGTAGTTGATTTGTCATGTCTTTGTCTTCCTTTTTGTTTTGAATACCCTTATTTCGCATTTTAAGGGGGTGTAGTGCAATTTTAACGGTGTTCTAGTCTATTTATACCACTTAAAATCGATTTTAGAGGGGTTTTCTAGTGTCCACTAAAAATCTGCGTTGATTTCTTAGCAAAACACATATATTCGTTGATTTTGCTGATGAATGAGTATAAGTCTAGCTCGTCCATCATCTTCTGTTTGTGCTCTTGTGAGAATACAAGGCCGTGAATACGCTCGTAGTCTTCAAAGAGCTTTAGTTTTACTTCTTCTTCCGTCATAGCATCATCCTTCTAGCTGTTTTAGCTGATTGAGTGTATAGCGCTTATCTTTGATGTTGAGTGCTTTAAATACATTCCCTTCCAGTCCTGTCCGAATGCGGCTTGCGACACGTTCGCTGTAAAGGTTTGCAATTTCATCATTGCTTAAGTTGGTTGAGATAATCGTATTCTTGCGATGACTGAGCACGTCAAAGATAAATTCTTCTTCCCACGCTGACTTAGAGCGCCCTGAATCACTTTGTTTAACGCCTAGATCGTCCAGGATGAGATAATCAACCTCCATCAACAGTCTTGAATAGTAACCCTCTTTGCTCTCAAACTTAAAGCTCTCTCGGACTTTCCGTAATATTTCGGTCAAATTCACGAATAGCACACTCTTTGGTGTTCCTCTTTCCTTGAAAGTCTCATTCAGCGTTTTAGCCATTGCAATAGTCAAGTGAGTTTTACCGATTCCAGTAGTTCCCGTTAGCAAGGTGTTCCCGCCTACGCCATCAAGATATTTCTGCGTTTGTCTCTTCACGAAATCTAGCAGATTCTTTTCCTCTTGCGTTCTAGCGATGAAGTTATCAAAAGATGCTGACTTTAGCTCTTCGGGAATAGTGCTATCTCTCATAAGCACGTCATACGTTCTCAGATAGAGGTTTCTCTTCATGCTCTCTTTTGCCATCTCTTCTTCCTTTTTGTCTCTTTGCTCTTTGGCACACTTTGGACAAACTGGAGAGGGTTTGCGTGGTTGTTCTTCACCCGCAATTTTAACGGGGATATTAAGCTGTAACATCGGTACCCCATGAATAGGACAAACGTCCCCTAGCCTTTTTGTGTTTGCTATAATTTCAGCTTGCGATAGCATATAGATATCACCCCTTCCTAAAATGGGTTTTCATCCGTTCGAGTAGCTACCCATTCTTCATAAGTTTGTGGCTCTTTCTTTTGTTGTTTCTTGCCCTTATGATTTGCTTTGCTATTCCTAACAAGTTCAACCGTCATTAAGTTGTCTTGTTTCCATCGGTTTAAGATAGCCTTAATATATGCAAAGTTTGCCTTACCTTGGCTTACTGCTTCTTTTAGTGCTTCAAGAATAACGTCAGCGTTAAAATCTTCTAGCATGTACTGTAAGTCTTGCGTTTGGAGTGGTGATAGCGGTCTGCCTATCTCAGCTTCGAAAGATTGATAAAGATTTACAAGGTCTTGATTAAGAGGGGGAGTAGTGGTAGGTTGTTTTTCTTCTCTTACCTCTCCTCCCCTATCCTCTCCTCCCCTATCCTCTCCTATCCTATCCTCTCCTATCCTATCCTCTCCTATGCAACCATTTGTCTGACATTTGGTTGTCAGTTGGTTGTCAGTTGGTTGCACATCTGACAACCACTGATATTTATTGCCTTCTACCAGTGCTATTTGTTGCATTTCCTCTGCGAATCTAGTGGGTTTCTTTCTATCCTTCCTAATAGAATTGTGTTCTGTCCAATCTGTTATAACTACCACTCCACTGTTAAACAACAGTACATAGTTGCCCTCGATTAGAAGTTTCATGTCTTCTTTCGTTGTGCCAACCAATCGCATGATAGTTTTAGGGTTTCCGACAAAACCATCATCGTCAGCCTCTAGGTTTAAGAAGAAGTATAAAGCCTTTGTTGTAGGAGGTAAGTCAAGAAAATCATCAGTCATTACGACATCTCTACTGAACATCCTTCTATTTGCCACTTGTTCCTCCTTTTCTTTTGTGTTATAATCAAGTAAATCGTTTTGATGAACGTTGCACCTTTTGGAGTTTTCCAAGGGTGCTTTTTTTAATGCCTACCCTCCCACCACTTCAATTATTTAATTAATTATTTTTCTCAAAAATGCTTTGATTTCGTCTTTTGTAACTTCGTTACGCTCCGTGCGTTCAAAGTCCGAGCCGTCAAGTTTAGTTACATTGTATTCAACTTCCACATTAAGCACTTCGCAGCCAAACACTTCAGCAAGCTTGTCGAGCTCATTTTTTTGTTCTTCGTACGGTTCAAGCGGCAAGAATAGCGCTTTCTCCAAGCGATCAGTAAATACTGCTGTAAACACTAGGCTTCCTCTGTCCTTGTAACTTTCAAGGAATCCATCTTTTTCAGCACTGTAAAATACGACTTGTTTGTTATTTTCTTTCATGATTATTCTTCCTCACCTTCGTTATACTTCTTGAAACTCAATGTCAAACTTGCGATACCAGCGGCAATCACTACCAATCCTAGTGTGCTAGCAATTCCTTCTTTCTCACCAGTGTTAGGAAGTGTTGCTTCATAAACTGGCGTATTTGCCACTTCTTTTGGCTCAGAATCGAGCTTGTAAGACACTGTGGCAGATTCCTCTTTATCTTCACGAGGTGCTACTGGCTTGTTAGGGGTGTTTTCAGTTGGTTTGCTTGGTGTTGGTTTTTCTGGCTCTAATGGAATTTCAAGCTCTGGCAAGTCCAAGATAGGTGCATCATTCGGAATTACTCCACCATTCCATTCAGGCTTGTCCAATACTGGAGCGTCGAATGGGACTGTTCCACCTTTCCATTCGGGAATTTCTACCACTGGGGCTGGTGGAAGGAGCGGGATGTCTTTAATATCGATTGATGGTTTTTCATACACTGGAGCTTCATTCGGTACAACACCACCATTAAATTCTGGCTTGTCATACTTCGGAGCGTCTGGAGGTGTAACCCCACCATTCCACTCAGGGATTTCAACTTTAGGTGCATCGTGTGGAATTTCAAACGTTGGTTCTGGTTTGTTTTCGCCGCTGGCATCACCTTTACCTCCTACGAGTTGCACATAGCTATACGAAGTAGCTCCATCTGTTTCTGCTTTCAACTCAACCTTATTGGTTGGGTTTACGCTATCTTTAACCGGCTTAATCAATTTAGTTTTATAGTTAATATAAATCATATGATCAAGGCGATCCATTTTAATTGTGAAACCGTGGTCTGATTTACTGATTGATTTTACTAAATCCATAGCAGAACCTTTATCAATCCAAGGGTCTACGCTTTCAATCGATTTGATTTCGAAGTAATTATCAACAAGCTTTTGATTATCACTCATCTCATCAATGATTGTGACGTAATTCAATAGACGTTTAGCGTAGTTAATACGAGCAGTCCAGTTGATAACAGTTGGGTCATTCTCGTCTTGGCTGCCCCATTTAGAAAGTAATTCATCTTTACCGATTTCTTGTTCTTTGCCAATATTAACAGTAACCACTGTACCATTGAAATTAACGTTAACTGGCTTGCCACTTTCAACCTTGTCAGTCCACTTAGCATCGAGCTTAAGACTCATTTGCTTGTTGAGTGGATGAGTGGCAAAGTAGTTATTGAATACAGTCGTAACTGTCTGAGTTTTAACGTCTGTTGATGCTTTACCCACAACAACTTTTTCTGGGTTATAGACATCAAAATTATAATTTGTTTGGAAGTTGATTTCTTTTGGCAAATCAAATTTAACCTTATCCCCTTCATTGATAGCCATATCGTCAGGGAATTTTACGTCTTTATATTCAACGGTAAACCCTGAATACTTACCAGTTCCATTTGATTGATCAACGACAACATCTGGATTAGTTACTTTAATTTCGTTGTCTTCTTTGACAAATTCAGTAGGCTGTTTAGGCGTTTCTGCGGCTGGTTGTGCTACTGTTTCCGTTACTGGTGTTTCTGCCACTGGTTGAGTTTCAACGGTTGGTGTGCTTGTTGCTGGAGTTTCCGCAATCGGTTGAGATTCCACTGGTGCTGGTGCAGTAAATACTGGTGTTTCCGCTACGGGTGCCACTGTTTCAGACGGCGTTACCGTAACATTCCCAGCATTATCAGCTGTGTAGACATTAGACACCGCTGGCTGTGTATCTGCCACTGGTTGAGTGGTTTCGTCTGCTGACACTGACCCAGCTCCGATTAGTAGAGCTGTAGCTAATGCTAGCGTTCCGCAAAGCCCATAGGCCTTGCTTTTAGTGAAAGAAGGTTTTGCAATTGTTTGTGAAGTCATGGTATAATCTCCTTGTAAATGTTTTTTTCTTGCATGGGCCCTAACCCATGCTTTTTTAGTGCTTCAATCCGCACCCATAGCCCACCGTGTCATGTTTTTTCAATGTTTTTTTGGGAAAGATATGTGTGGGTAAAGTTTATATTTTTTGGGGAAAAATTATGGGTATAAGTTACACTCCACGGTGAGCCGTGGCTACGGATTGAAGATAGTGATCTTATCGGTTTCCGTATTTTGCCAAAAGCTCTTGTTCACGTTTTTTGCGAGCTTCATATTTGCGTTCGTTTTCTTCGTATGGTGTCCATACTGGTTCGAAGAAATATTCTGGTTCTTGTTTTTCTTTTACAAAGAGCCATTTAAATAGTTTTTTCATTGTTGTTTTCCTTTCTTTTTCCCTAACCGCACGAGAGAACTAGTGAGGTTTTTTAATTCATATATATTTAAGGAGACTTATGAATATCAAATCGTTGTTGCTTACTTAGTTGGTATCGTTCAGTTTCCTCACTAGCTCACTGCTACGGCTAGGGTTATGTGCTAGGCGATCTCTTGCCAGTTATTGTTAAACCAATCTCTGACTGCATCCCGTGGGTATCTGATTTGTGACCCTCGACCTTTATCGATTTTAGGAAAACCGTCAAGGTTGGTGATTCGTAAAAATTCTGTATAGTTGCCAATTCCTAGCATGGCTTGGCACTGTTTCGCATTTAGCAACATGGGTAGTGTTTGATCTAAATCAAACGCTTTCGTTTTATCTGCTATGACAGCGGTCAGCA